TGGGGATAACGGTTTGGACTTCCTTCAGAAACAGGGACGCTACCCAGGTATCAAGCTGGTCAATTCTTGTTCAGGGGATTATCCTGTGCTCTACCTCACCCACGAAAAGACCTACACCAGAGCAAGCCGTGGCTACCCCAAGGAGATTGATGTCCCCTCCCTCCAGTCAAAAGCCTCTTCCGTCATCGAAGAACTAAAGCAGTTTTGCTTGGATATGCACATCCCCTGGCAAGAGCCCAAGTGGTTGCTCGGAAGTTATTGGGGTTAGCTGTGAGCTTGTATGATAGTGCCACCTACACCAGAGATGGAATGTCCTTTATATGGACGACAACGAAAGGAAACAAAGCTGATGGGAGTTAGGTCAGCGTCAGAGATACCTGTTTACAGAGAACGGGACTTGGAGTTTCTCGTCCAGTATAAATCGCTGAAGGGTAAGTGGAAGACCCTCTTCAGAACGAAGGATTCAATGGAGGCGTTGCAAGTTATGGAGGACGCCCACCGCCAGAACCCCTACAGAGAATACCGCACCCTATCCCAAGAAGTTTTTGCGAAAGGAAAGAAGCCTGATGATCAACGTGGGACGGCCGCCAGGCCGGAGGAAACAGGAACCGAACCAGTCAACCAAAGTCTCCCTACCCAAGGAGATACGTGAGTGGTTGGATTCTATGGGTGGGCTCCGCCGTTTCCTCTTCACCAGCTACGCTATCTACCTCAGAGATAAGGAACGATGTAAGTGATAATTGGACAAAGCCAGGAGTTCAACTGGAACACAAGGAAATCGCTTTGGGTTGCCTCAACCTACTTCTTCAAGAAGTTCCCGAGGTATCCGATTACTTTCTTAGGAGTGAATTATGAGGGTATCTGTAACCCTTCCTGATGAAGTGGTAAAAGAAATTGACAGTAGATGCACTCACCCAGGTCAGAAGGTAGGGGTATCTTCTGGCCGTTCAAGATGGATTGCTCATCTTGTGTTAGCACATCTTCAGTTGACTTTAGAGCAAGGTTTGTTGTTTGATCACAATTCCAAGAGAGGACCAAGAAAGAGATGATGGAGTATGTAGATGGGGTTGACCAACCTCAACACTATGGTGGGAAGGACTACCCTTACCAGCCTATCCACGTGATTGAAGCGTGGGGCTTGAACTTCTGCGTTGGCACCGCAGTCAAGTATATTGGTAGGGCTGGTAAGAAGCCTGGTGAGTCCTACAAGAAAGACCTGTATAAGGCCATCTGGTATCTCAGGCGAGAACTGGAACAGGTAGCCAACCGGGAACTACAGCAAAGCAACCTTAACAGTGTTAACTTTGAGGAGCGGGATGGGTTCGTGCAGGCTCGTCTCCCCATTGAAGAACGTCGGAAGGAACAACAGAAGAGGACTCGGGCAGTAGAGTCCAAGATGGACGTGGAGGTTATCTCAGATGAGTTTGAATCGTAAGTTCGCTCGCAACACACAAGGAGTCCCCAACATCAAGGACCTGATTCGCAAGCAGAAGTCCCTAGTGATGTCCCCAGAATCTCGCCACTGGATTGACCAGAACGTGCGCAAGGTTGTTCAGTTGGATGACCTGGAGATATGGCTCCACGAGTCCTACGAGAAGGCAGAGCGGGACAACAACTATGCTGGAATGAAGCAGTATGCTATGACCAACGATCTCATCTCCAACATCCTCATCCAGTATACGATGGACAAGTATCCTGGTAAGATTGTTTGGCTCGACCCTACAACTGGTAACAAGGTAGAATAGTAGTTGACACTACTATACAAATCATACTAGAATCTGAATCTGGATATTTCCCTAACTGAAAGGTAACAAAGAAAATGGCAAACGCTCAAGCTACTCTCCCTCCCGTAACTCCTCCTCCGGTTGCTGCTCAGCCCACCAAGGCTAAGGCCAAGGCCAAGCCGGCTTCCAACGAAACCAAGCCTGCCCAGCGCAAGACCAAGACTGTGGTCGCCGTCGAGTTGCAGGATTCCATCAAGGAGGCTGTGATGCAAGAGGGTGGAGCGGCCTACGTCCGCGAACTGATTATGAAGGACTTGCTTGGTCGCAACTTGATGAAGTATGTCCCTCCCACCCAGGCCTAATCCCAAAGGTTGACGGTTCCTCCGCCACCCGGCCCCTCCACTTCGGAGGGGCTTTTTTATTTGCGTTCCTTGTGGTTAGATAGCTGTATGTCAAAATCAGCTACTCACTCAACCAAGCACGTAGACTATGACGAATTTGTTAACGACCCGGAGATTCTCGGGTTGTCACGGGAACTGGCAGTCCTCCGAACTCTGGTGATAGAGTTCCGCGAATCTATGGACAACCGTCACGTTAGTAACGTGAACAACTTCATCAAGGGGACCATCAAGGAACTCCAAGATGATGAGAACGGCTGGGAGTTAGAGGATGGTGACTACGGGATTCTCCGTAAGGCCATCCTCTCCAATTTCTGCAAGACCTTCGGCCAGACATCGTTTATCAACGCTCGGGACGTTTCTGTAATGGCAAAGCTTGTGGAAACGATTGGCAAGCTGGTCGAGAAGGCAAAGAAGATTGAGGATGGAATCACCGTGGATGTGGACTGGAAAGGGAACGTGGTGGAAATCTTGCAGAAGTTCATCCAGTTCATTGTGTGTCCGGTGGTAAAGGACCCGGCCCTGGTTGCTCAGGTGTGTTACCGAGCCCGAGAATTCTTCTCCCTCGCTTCCAGTAAAACGATGGCACTTACCCACGGGGAAGAGATTGTGATTGTGGAGTCTGATCTCGCGTGAAGAAACCCGTTCAGATGAGGATTGACGAAGACATACTGTCTGGGTTTGATGGTGCAGAAAATCTATCTAACTTAGCTCGAAACTTATTTTTGTTGTATCAAGGCAAGGCTGTAAGTTTCAACCGGAAGTCTGATTTGTATGGGATTATGTTGGATGGTTTGGGCGCTGAGTTGGTGGTTATGGAATCTGAGATTGAACCTCCCGAGTTGGAATCTCTATTAAATTTACAATCAAAACTTCTTAACCTTCCGTGTGTTGAAAATGAAGCAATGACGTTTGACCGTTTAATTGTTTACATATTATTGGGTAGGCTTCAAGTTTTGAGGATGAGAGTTCCCGAATGATTGAGAAGATTAAGATGAAGGAACTACGGGCTCCCTCCAAGGAGCAAATCGTGTTCCAGTATCTGGCTGAGGCTTTGGAAGGCTACCACAACCAGTCCACCCTCTTCGAGCGCAACTTCAAACGGAACGTCAACCAGCAGCGGTTCCGTGAAATCATTGACACCTCCCAGGTGGATGAGGACCAGTCCATCCACATCCTGGTCTATGGTGGTGTGGGTGGTGGTAAGACCTGGGCGGCCTTAGAGTATGCTCTTGACACCAGTCTGAAGCACCCCAACGTAAAGACGCTATGCGTCCGCCGCACCCACTCAGACATCCAACAATCCATCTACCCAGAGACTTACAACTTCCTGGACCGTTATGCCATCCCCTACAAGAAGAACGACCAGGACACCACCATCAGGCTGCACAATGGCAGCTTCTTCTTTATGCGGTCAGACAAGTCTTTGGTCAAGGCCAAGGCGTCTAAGTCCGATGCTCTCGGTGGTCAGGCTTTCTCCATTGCCATCCTGGAAGAGGCGGACTCTCTGTCAGAGGAACTTGCCAAGACTGTCCCAGGCCGCCTGCGCCAGAAGATTCCTGGGTTCCGTAAGGTGATTGTCTACATCTGCAACCCACCGTCAGAGAATCACTGGCTCTACCGTATGTTCTTCACGAACAATGATCCTCACGATCCGCGTTCTCCTTACCGTGTGCTGCACTGCCCCAAGGAAGGCAACGCGGAGAACCTACCCAAGGGTTACCTGGAATCAGTAGAGCGTGACTATGCTCGCGACCCTTCGTTGAACGAACGTCTGAGTATGGGTAACTTCGCCCCCGATGTGAAGGGTGACCCAGTGTTCCAGATGTTTGACCGGAAGACACACGTGTCATCAGAACCCCTGGTCTACAACCCCAAGTTCCCTATTGTGCGCGGATGGGACTTTGGCTGGAGAGGCACTGCGATTGTCCTGCTCCAGGATGACACCGACCGTAGACAGCTTCGCATCCTAAGAGAGTTCTTCTACGAGCGCACCTTGCTTGATACCATTGCCACGGAAGTCCTGAACAAGTGCTACCAGTTGTATGGTGACCCACAGTGGGATGACTTTATGGACCCGGCCGGTGTGCAGAAGTCTGTGTCCGGTCCCAGTGCCTATGACATCCTGGTCGGTAAGGGACTCCGGCCCAGGGGTGTGAAGTCCACTATCACCTTCGGACTCAACATCATTGAGCAGCAACTCAAGCTGCTGACTTACCGGCGTGACACAGTGGACAATGAGTATGTGAAACCTCACTTCATCATTGACCCATCGTGCCGACACCTCATCAATGCGTTCATCTCCGGTTACTGTAATGAGAAGGATGCACCGACTGATGTCATTCGCCCAGTCAAAGACGGTTTCTATGACCATATGATGGATGCTTTGCGCTACGCTATTGTGTGTTTGCGCCGTCATCAACAGGGGCAAAGAGATTACACCACTCCAGACCGTGAGGGGTATAAACCGTTAGAAGGATACCGTGGTCCCAACCGAATCATCCAGGTTGGACGCAGACAAAACTTTGATGGAGGTTCCCGGTTAAGATGAAAGAGACAATGTTCCGCGATCCACAGGATTATCACGATGTTCCTTTGAACACCAATATGAACAAGATTGACTCCTACCCAGAGTTGTCGCTTGGTTCATACGGAACCGCAAGCACCGAAGATATGATGATGGTGCAGGCATTGGTGGAACTCCTTCGGTATGAGAAGGAGCGCAAGCGTCCCGTGGAAATCAAGTCTCGTATCGCCTGGGAACAGTATAACGGGTTCTACGCGAACGACAGTATGAAGGACCCTCACCAGTCAATGAAGGTGTTCCCCACTCAGTTTATGACGGTGGAGCGTTTCGCCGCTGCCATCTCCAGGTTGCGACAACAGGACCCCAACTGGTTTGAGTCCGAAGCTCTCATCCCCCAACAGCAAGTTATCATCAACCTGGTCAACAAGTGGTTGCAGTATCAGTGTGACCATCCCATCATTGGCTTCAACCAGTTCTTCAGTGACCTGATTCACAACGGACTCCTTACCAGTCAGATGTATGCGATGATCAGTCATCAGACTAACGGTGTTCCGGTTACTGATTCAGACAGTAGTGAGCAACTTAATCTGGATGAGACTGACAAACTCTATGAGTCTCTCAATGAGATGGAAGTAGCTGGTGAGAAACCTGCTACTGACCAACCCCCTTTTGCTGCCAACAAGAAGACTCCACGTTTGATGTTGGAGTGTCTCGACCCGGCTCACGTTTACCTGGACACCACCTCCAGGAAAGGACGTTACCGTATTTGGGAAACGTTTATGGGAACCGGTCAGTTCTTGGAAGAGGCTGCTGCACGTGGTTGGGACATTGACGCCTGCAAACGTGCAGCCTTGCGTAAGAAGCCAATGGATGCGATGGACAATCGGGATGACTTCCAACAAGGTGTCAATCCCGATGAGGGGCGCAACTACCACAATGAAGTTGTGCTTACACACTTCGAAGGAACGTTCCACGATATTAACACGGGAGCCATTTTCTTTCACAACAAGTATATGATTATGGCCAACCACTGTGAGATTGTTATGGCTCCAGTGGACATCCCGTTCTGGGATGGTGAGTCTGTTATTGTTGACTCTCCTTTTGTAAAGGTGGCGAACGCGGTTTACGGTAAGTCTCCCATTACAGAGAACATTGATTCGTTTGACTTGCGTCACGATATTATGAACCTGTTGGTTGACTTCTTCAAGATGAACTTGAAGCCGGCGTGGACAGTGGATAAGGATCGACTCGACCCAGTATTGAACCCAGAACTGGATGGTGTGTATCCGGGTAAGGTCATCTACATCCAGCAGAACGGTGGTCCCAGTAACCAGAAGGTTGTGGACACTTGCGCAACTGCTGACCTTCCCACCGGGTTCTGGCAGTTTATGCAGTTCTACCAAACCACTTACGCTGAGAACACAGGTATGTCTCAAGAGTTGATGGGGATGAATAGGACTCGTGGACGTATCACCAAGGGGGAGTTTGACGCCCGCTCTGCTGAAGGCTCTGCTCTACTGGTGGAGTTCTTCCAAGGGATTGAGGAACGCCTGCTCCAGCCGATGCTCCATCGTATGTTCACCCGCACCTTACAGTATACTCCCCAACGTATGTGGGCTGCGTGGATCATCAGTAATATGGAGAGGATTCTCCCACCTGTTCCCACTGACCCCAAGGCAGCACAAGAACACGCGCAACTACGTTCCCAGTGGGAAGACACTTTGAAGAAGGTTGCGAACTGGTCACCGCAAGAACGGTTCAACAAACTGGGTGGGTTCTTCCGGTT